TGAAAAATTGTTCTCTTGCCTCTGTGGCATCAACGGGAATTTCAAAACTTCCATCTTCTTTTTTTATCCCGTACTTTTTCACCAAGTCCTTACGTTGATCTTCAATGAAAGCAACTTGTTTCTTGATGGACTCCATTGTCTTTTTCACTCGATAGGCCTGTTTCACCGGCAAAGTGGTATTCAAAAGTCTGGAAAAGGCGCTTTCTGCATTTGATATTTGCTTATTTGACAGTTTCATTTTCATTACCTCCATACATTTTCGTTGCTTCTTCTTCATAAGCACTTTCAAATTCCTGTTCTACTTCTTTGTATTTCGCAAGATTGCGGAAATATAAAGATTTATTTGCAATCACTCGATTATACGATCCCGCTTCATATTCACCGGTGCCGATGGAAGCATTGAATGTAACAATCGTATTCCCGTTTTCATCCATCGCCGTATGCGTTAACGTAACTCTGTGATCTTCTCGTTTTTCAATTTTAATAGCCATAAAGCCCTCCTTATTTTTGTATAATTTTAACTGTTGCTTTTTTATACCAATAGATACCATCGCCTAATAATCCTATGTGTTCTTCGGAAATTGTGCCACGGTAAGAAGTGATGGAAAAACCTGCACCGTTTCCACCGTTGAATTTAAAAGGGAAATAACCGGCAATCAGGTTTTTTCTGATAATCGCCATTTCCGATTCCCTTAGGATTCCCCATTCGATGGTGATCGTTCTCTTTTCGGCAATTACATCGCCGGTCATTGTGCCATCCGTTACGCGTCCGGTATTGCTTGACCATATGATTTCATTGTCTACTTTTATGGAAGTAGGCGCAGGCAAAGCCACGCCGTTTGCCGTTAATATAGCCATACCACGCACCTCCTAAATATCAATCGGACATTTCCCGTTTTTACGTGTGTCCTTATTCACGTTTTCAACGACTTTCTTTGTCAGTTTGTCGCCGTCAAGATAAGTGTCGCTGTCTTTATTGCGAATTTCTTCTTTCACTTCATCAAATTTCTGTTTAAGTGTTTCGATAACTGCAACCAAATCGCTCAATGTCGGTTCCGTGTCCTTTTGATTGGTTTGCTTCCATTCATGTTGAACGGATAAAGATTTCTCTCCTGCAAATGCGATTGTCGGTTCGCTGAATGTCGCTTGCATAGCGTCTGACATAGATCCTGCAAGTGCTTTTACTTGAGCAATAAACGATGGTGTACTGGATGAAAGCGTATCGGATAAACCGCTTATCATATCAGGCATCCACGTCTCATACTCACGTAAAGGACCTTTATCCGGTCGGGAAAAGTGTATAAAACTTGCGATTCCTTCGCCGACGCCCTTAATGGATTCCAATAAATCGGGTGCAACATTTTCGATTCCTTTTTTCATACCATTGATCATATCGCTTCCCCAAGTCTCTGCACTTACGTCCAAGCCTTTAAGGGTTGCAGTCGCTTTGTCCATTCCCGTTGATATTGCATTTTTGACACCGGTAATATTGTTATTTATGCCTTCTTTCATTTTCGTAAACATATTACTTCCGATCGTTTTCATCGAATCGGGTAATTTTGAAAGCGTACCTTTCATGTCATTAAATTTCGTTAACACGGTGGTTTTTAACTCGCCAACCGTTGCATTGGAATTGATTTTTGTGTCAGTGAACGCTTTCGTTACGTTGTTTTTGAGTTTTTCGGCATAACTTCCTACATCACCGGTTATGTTTTTCCATATGGAGTTGGCGCCATCTTTGATATCGTTCCATGTATTTGATACACCGGTTTTTAAACCGTCCCATGTGTCGGCTGCGCCTTGCTTAAATTCATCCCATTTCTCACCAACGGTTGTGGTAATTTCATCCCACTTCTGAGAAGCAGTTTCTTTGATGTTATTCCAAGTATTTCCGATGGTGTCAGCAATACCACCGAACCATTCGCCAACACTTGACAAAAGATTCGGAATAAAATTCTTTATGCCTTCTTTCAATCCCTCAATAAGATAACCACCTATCTCGGCGAAAACGGTAGATGGTGAATGAATACCGAATAAAGATTTCACCCAGTTTACAAAAGGATCAACAATATTCTCTTTGATAAATTTTCCGGGATCGGCAAAGAATTCTTTTATGCCTTTACACAATCCATCCCACATCGCTTTGGCAATGTCAACAAAGGCGGTGAGTATCGTATCTCCTAGACCGATGATCAGTCTTACAAGCAAATCACCAAGCCCTGTTATAATTCCCCACCAGTCAACATTCAATATGGCATCGCTGATTGCATGCCCCAACTCACCCCATTCGATTTCCTTGACTGCCGTACAAAGCATGTTTAAAATTCCCAAAATGCCATTGCTTACCGTCATGCCGTAATCTTTCCAGTTGACGTTTTGGAAAAATGCATTAATACTACCTGCAATCTTGTGACCCAATCCTTGCCAATCGATATTATTGATGAAATTATGGGCGCTGCTGATAAAACCGCTTATACCTATACCAAGTGTCGTGGCCAATTTAACCCAATCAACGTTGTTTATCATGCCCATAAGACCATTCGCCAGCGATTGCCCGATACCGGCCCAATCGGCAGTAGTGACAAAACCGTATAAAGCGTCGATACGCGCTTGGAAATATGCTCCCAGTGTAGCACCGAAATTAGTCCAATCAACCGTATGAACCAAACCGTTCAATCCCTTCGCTAATGCTTTGCCGATATTTGTCCAGTTGATGCCTTCCAGTAATTGACGTATCGTATTCGCAATCGTATTGATACCGGTGCCAAAAAAATTTCCGATATTTTCCCAATTTATCGTTGAAACAAGATTGTTAAACAAATCGCAAAATCCGCTTGTAAATTCCGTAATGGATTTACCGACGTTATCCCATGATATCCATTTAGTAAAAGATGTGACCGCCTTATTGATCTGTTCACCGATTAACTTTCCAATACCTCCATAATCGCCTTTTTTCCATAGATCTTTCAGTTTTTTTACCCAAGAATTGACGATCCCTTCATCAACGTCGGTAGGTGTATAAACCGGCGCATTACTACCACTACCGGAATCAGAGGAATTGCTGTGATCGTCAAGTTTGTTTATTTCATCAAACCCCATTAATGAACGTCGTGCTTTTTCTGCTTGCTTCGCCGCAGAACTTGCGGAAGAACCATAAGCGCCCATTGCATCCTTGGCAGCGTAAATACCTGCCGTTGCTTGTTTTGCCTGTGAATAAGATTGCCCGAATATCCCTGCCATAAAAGCCGCTATGTATCCGCTGATTTTGGATAATGCAGACATCAAAGCATTAAGTGCCGGCATGATTGCTTGGAAAATCGGTGTAAAGGCCGTTGCTAAGTTTGATCTGATCTGGTTCAAACTGTTGGTAAAAGTATCGTTGGTTTTCAACGTCGCCAACAAGTTTTGCCCCAGTGCCATAATCCCTTTCGATACCAAAGGAAAAATCAAAGAAAAGATTGTGAATGACTTTATAAGTTGCCCTATACTTCTGTGTGCGCCTCCCATACCTCCGGATGCCTTTTTGGATGCTGAACCGATACCAAGCAAACGACCTGCAAAGGATAAAGCATTTTTTCCTGCAGAATTTAACAGATTACCAAACTTTTTCAATGCGGAAGACGCCAGTTTCTTCGTAAAATCCCATACTGCATTACCCGCAGACTTAAACGCGCTTGCTACGATTGCAGCTTTACGTTTCAAACTGTTAAGTAAATTCGCAAATCTGTTTGTACCCGAAGATGCATTTTTTGTCGTAATCGAGGTATTTGCCATTTGCCTGTCCATGTCCTTTAACGTAATGTTTGTGCGTGCAGCGGCATCCTGAAGTTTCGTGATCTGCATATCAAGACGCATGACCTGTTCGTCCAAAGCGGACGATTCTTTTGCATCCATATTCGGAGAAAACGTACTAAGCAGGTTCTTTCTCTTTTCCATTTTCATTGAAATTTGATTGTCATACATGTCCATCATGTTTTCCAATTCTGCATATTTCTGCTGGAACATTTCCATATCATATTGTGGATCAAGATCTATTTTAGGCTTTCTTATGCTAACATCCGGCGGTGCTCTCGTAGAATTTGCATTCCCGCTGTTTGATTGCGGTTGTGCGTCGTTTTCCGGTTGCGCGTGCGGCATTTGCATACCTGACATTTGTTTTATCATGGCAGTCATTTGTTCTATAAAGGCTTGCATTTCTGCTTTGGTACGATCTAAACACGCCTTAATGGATTCATTCATCTTGTTAATGGTTGTCACTATGGAATCGTTAATTCCTTTAAACATGTCATCGCTCATGCCGCTGACTTGCTTTTGTATGTTATCTGCTACTTTACTTGCCTGTTCTTGTATGCTTTTATCGATAGAAGCATTTACTTCTAAATCAAGTTGAATGGAACCGACACTTGCATCACTCATATTTTCACCATCCTTTCTTATAAAAGAAAAAGAAGAAGTTATTTACACATACCTTTCAGCATTGCTTTTACCTGTTTCATAACTTCTTCTTTGCTCATGTTTTCAATCATTTTTTGTGTCTGTTTGTCTCTCCATTCATTTCGGATGCGATGTTGTTCTTCGCTGAAATGTTTCAGCACTTCCTCATCGTTTTCCGAACGGATGGAAACGATATTACCCAATGGGGTTTTTGGCATAATACCCGCTAACAATGTAGTGAACTCTTTCCAATCCATTGTATCGTCATACAAATCCTTTTGCGGATATTGCATGGCAAAACTCGCTTCAATAAGTTCCCAGTCCTCAAAGATATCATACCATTGGTCGACTACTTTTTTTCTTTTTTCGACTCCTTTTCGTTTTCTTCAAAAGACACGTCTTCGTCCTTGATGGCTGCCATAATCACTTCGACAATATCCGAAACGGCTGCAAGCGTATAATTCTGTGAATTGATGTATTCAAGCGCTTTTTCACCGATCGCCATTTTTATGAGTTGATCCGTCATTCTCTCATCAACGTCCGTATCGTCGCCTTTGGCTTCATTTTCTTGTTTTTCCACTTTTCTGATGTATGCCATAATACACAATACATTTGTCTTCGATGTATTGATCGGATATTTATGGTCTTCATCCAGAATGACCATCGGCCGCTCATTGCGGCTTTTTAATCTTTCAATTAAATCGTATGTTCTGCCCATATTTGTCTTCTCCTACTCCGTTGGTGTGACCGTTGTTTCTGTATAATTCGGTTTTCCGTCAAATACAAGATCAAACTCAAGTGCCGCAACGCTTGTACTGTCGCCTCCCGGACCCGTTTTCACGTCAAGCACGCAGTTTCCATCCACTTTGGAGCCTTCCGGAAAATCTATTTCAAACTTCGTGCTGCAATCCAAACCGTCTTTCCAAAGCACAGCATTTACAAAATCATTGCCCGGATCACCGACACTTCTTTTGCCTTTTAAAGAAACGGTACCGCCTTTTGCGGTCGCCAATGCCCTCGCCCAACCGCCTTGATCCATCGGATTCCATTTTTCAATAGTGCTGTCGATCGAAAAAGAAAAAGTCTCCATGTCTTTTATCGAAACCATATCTGCTTCTTTACTCTGTAAACCCTTTAATCCGATTTTAAATACAATATCATATACCGGATATACTCCGGAAGTAACTTTCGACATAATTAGTCCTCCTTTTCACGGTTATACGTGATCCATGTCTCAATAACATATTCATAGATGCCTTTATCGTCCGTTCCCACGGAGATAGGCTCGTCGTTTCTCATATCACATTTGATTACTTTATAATTTCCGATTACCGGTTTTTTACCAAAGAACAAGGTATAAACACTTTGTGCAACCCGCTCTGTTTCATCGGGATTCTTGTTCCAATGTATTGCAATGGAAATACCTTTTACCGCTGTACTGGTATTCGATAGTCCACCAATCGCCAACCTGTTTCTGTTGCCGGACAGATTGCGAATACAAATCGTCTTATTTTTAGAATTGTCATAAGTTCCGATTTTCCAAACGTCTGCCATAATTTGCTCTTTCAACCAATCTTTTATTTCCTTTAACGTCATCATTTGATAAGACCTCCCGATTCTTCTTTCCACAGTTGCACAAAAGTATTAATCACCCATTGCTTTCCTTCACCATCAAGATAATAATCCATCCAATGATCTTGAGCGTTGGGATTTTGTGTTTTTTGAAAAACCGCAGGTTGATACTGCCTTCCTTTTTTATCGGTAATGGGAAGATTAAAGTACCATCGTCTGGCATAAGGGGTGCTATAAATGATTGCATAAACGTCCTCTTTTACCTTATCGACAAATCCGCTTTGTTCCAATATACCGGTTCTTTTCGGAACAACGTTTCTTGCATTTATATCCGACAGTACTGCTTCTGCCGTTAATTCCATCGCTGTTAAAGCAGCATCTTGTATTTGCTTTACCACATCATAATTGATCTTCAGCGTAACGGAGCATTTCATTTTAACGTCACTTCCGTACTAAACACCTGTCCTAACAATTGTGGTTTGCTCATTTGGTATATTTGCTTCTTATCGCCGTTCACGACGGCATATCCCTGCATATCGCCAAGGCTGCCGATCTGTTGAACATCACCATGTATAATAAGTTTTCCGTTTAATGATACCTGTTTACTGTCAGAATTAAATGTAGTGATAGCATTTTGATCGAAGATTGCCTTACCTTCATAGATCAACACTTCTTGCGGACCTTGATCTTCGGTATCGAACTCTTGGTATATTTGTACATCGGCACTTGCTTCCCAACTTGGAAATGCAAAAGGACACCTGATTATAGCACTCGGCATCTTAATCCTGTGTCCTCTATCAAATTGATGATTTCCTGCGTGGTAGCAATCCCACCGCAAGTAACGTTTGCCAATTCTACCCTCGTACTGCCTGCCGTATAACTTTTCATGGGACTATGGATATATGTGCCATACTGTTCCAGATATTCAGCCTGCAGGCATGTAGCATGTTGTATTAAGTCTTGTTGATATGTCGTTAGGTTTTCAAAGCCTTTTCCTTTGATTCGTCCAAAGCAAAGATGATCAATATCCCTTGAAGCCTGTTTCAGTTTTTTGGTAATTTGATCTCGTGATATGAGTGTTCCACCGTATTCATCAGTGTAATATTCGGGTGTTGCGTACATACGCATAACCTCCTTAAAAAGCATAAGACGGATTATTCACCCGTCTTATTTTCGCTTTCTGATTCTTCGGATGTACCTTCTTCCTTTTTACTGGTAGATTTCTTTTTAAGTTTTTCAATTTCCTTGCACAACTTCTTATTTTCTTCTGTAAGTGCTGCCTTTTCCTTTTCCAGTGCAGCGTATTTGTCGTACTCAATTTTCTTTTTCGGAGAATACTCAATAACGTTTCCTTTATCGTCATGAATATCGTAACCATCTTCCAAATAACGTTTCTTCAATTCCTCCGTAATGGTATATTCCTTGTTTGCTTTTACTGCTTTTAACATAAGTACCTCCTAGGCTTCCGCTTCTGCATTGATAATGCAACCTTGTTTCAAGACTTCATCAAGCAATGCAAACGTGCCGTTGAAACGTCTGTTTTGATATAGATACTTATCAGCGGTACGACTATCATGTCCCGGTGTAAATACCTTGATATAAGAATATTTTACACGGGAAACCTGTGCCTCCGGATCAATCAAAATGTAATTGATCTGCTTGCCGGAAGCGGCAACGGTGTAACCTTCCGTAAAATCATATGCGGTTTTTAAACGAGCGGACGGTACTGTCTTGATTTTGCTGATGTCATCAAGTGAGCGCACACGACGATCAATGCCTTTTGTGCCTCCCGAAATTTCCAAAGTTCTTTGAATACCCTCGGCATTCTTTAGCAACGTTTTCATTTTCGGTGTGCAGTACATAATAACGCGCTCCAGCGGCACACCGGCTTCCTCCATCGCTTCAATGTTTGTGTCGAAGTCCGATAATATATTTGTGGTTGTCAATGCATCGTTTTTAATAGTTGCACTCACTCTTTTTGCTTCTGCATACAATTTAGAGAAAGTATAGCAATCCAATTCCGGTATTGCTTGTGTTTTTTCAAAACGCACTTGAAAATTGCCAATCGAAGCAATTTGATTCGTTTCATCCACATCCATCGGATCAATGGCCAACTCAATGTCACGATCGTGATCTAATGTTTTGGTCTCCCAGTCGTTGCCATAAGTACCGGTATTGAAAGTCAGGGATTTACGATCATGATCCTTATATCCCGATACCGTAATTTTGGGCAAGCGAATATCTTTTGTATTGATAATGTTAATATCCTGATTACTCTGATACAATTCATCAGAAGTCAATAAATGCCCATACATTGCAATAATGCGTGGTAAAAATTGCGTTACATAACTTAACTCTGCCATAATATAGCCTCCTTATTTTTTAGTGATTCCAAAAATGGCGTCCAGTGTTTCTTCAATACCACTGCCGCCGCTTCCTTGACTTCCTCCGCCAATCTGCTGGAATCCGCCGGATCGTGACGTAGATTTAAAGTCAGGAAACGCTGTTACAACTTCCTCAATGGCTTTTTTGATATTATCATCAATTAACTTACCATCTTTTTCCGTTGCGTTGGTACGATCAATGAGTTTACATAGGAACGGTACCTTTTCCGTTTGTAATTCCATTGTTCCGGCAAGTTCCGCAACTTTTTGATCAATGTTTGCATTTAAGATTTGCGCTTTCAGTTTTTCGTTTTCGCTTTGCATATTGGCAATGCGCTGTTGTTCCTCTTGCTGCTTCGTTGCTTGCGCCTGTTTATACTGATGTATCGCTTCTGCCGCTTGGTCGGATGTCAAGCCTTGCTGTTTGAAATAGCCTTGTAATACCTTATCCTCCGTACCGGCGGAGCGTCTTGAGACGACTTCCGCAAGTTTATCATAATCGATCGATGTGCCTGTATTGCCTTGTACCGTTGTTGTTTGTGTTCCGTTATCACCTTTACCTTCTGCAAATGTTTGAATATCTAACGGAAATTTTAAAACCTCTTCCATGTTTACCTCCTGTTTATTCGGGTGTGCTCCCCTATCCTCAATGGACATGCACCTTTTAAAGTCTTGTCATGGTTGGACTATGATTGTTTATAATTATTGCGGCGGATCATTCATCCTTTATCACTCCTTCGTAATAAAGCCGGCTTATTTTTTGCCGGCTTCCTTAATTTTTTTGTGGTAATGTGCTTGTATGCGATATAATTCGTCGCTTTCTTCGTTGTGTGTCTTGTAATATTCATTGATTTTATAATCTAATTCTGCCATAATCTTTTTTTGTTCCTTGTTTGCTTCTTCCATATATTCCTCCAATAAAAAAGCACCCAATTTATGAGTGCTCGTCTGTCGCTTAACATATCTTTTTGAAATACTTTTATTCTCAAAAAAACACCACTTTTTTAGGTGGTGTTCAGATGATAAGAATGTAAGGCAGGCGTGCCAACCCTGCATTTCTTTTGGCCTTACGGCGCGTAGCAGCACAATCTCTACTTCAAACATTCTCTCTTTATCCTATCCACATTATAGCGCTTTTATTCCTTTTTGTAAAGCATTTTATGTTTGTTGATTAATCGCATGACTTTGGAATCTCCCAGTTTATAAGATGTAATAATAGAATTTTTATAATCAGGATTATCCCCTGTTATTGCTAATCTAATTAGGATATTAAGATTATTTTCATCAATTTTCTTTATCATAAAAATTGAATTGCTGTGATTAGTATCTTTAATAATAATATCCGGTGATTCAATACAAGTTTTCCTATACGACTTGAAATACTCGTAATCATTAGGGTGTCTGTCTACTATATGCTTTTTTCTTTCATTAGTTAATATGACATCATCTGTCTGTAAAGGATCAAATTCTTTGCCCAACTTAGATTTATCTATTTTTCCTATGCGTTCATATTCGGCCATTATATCACCCTTAGTATTATTTGAATCTATTTTATCACTTTCCTTTTCTTTTTTCATTACATCATTATAAAAATCTTTTTCCCTGTGCGATTGTCTCTTGAATTCCGGATGTTCTTTTAAAAAATCACGTAACTCCTTTTGATATTTTAAAACATTGCGCTTTGCTTTTGCTTTGGCTTCTTCATCTACACATCCGGCAAGAATACGTTTTGCTTGTCTGATTTTATTTTCTAACCGTCGTTGTTTCTGTTCGTTCTCATAATTGGCAAGTGCTTCTTTCTTATCATGAATTTTTGGTAATCTGGTAATACCCTCAAAATAAGTGGAAA